TCACAGTACCATCTGACAAAGTAAATCCATTCTCAGTATCAACATTAACCCAGAGTGCCTCAGTATCATAATTTCCTGTGACGTAGTTGGTGTCATTACTCCATTTCCAGAATTGCCAGTTACCCTCTTCAATTCCAGGATATGCTAAAGTATCATCATAGAAATTGATTTTTTCACCATATTTAGCATTGTAAGAACCTAACAATTTACCTCCATTGTAGAAGTTTACCGTAAACGTTCTCTTCACAGAAGTAAATGTTGCCAGTATGTTCTTAGCAGCAGTAACATTTGTGAAATCTGAGTTCCATTTTGAGAATGTATAAGATGAACATGCATCATCAGCAGGTCTGGTAGGAGTGTCAATTGGGTTTTCAGCTCTTGTGATTGGGTTAACAGCGTCCAATCCATACTCAACTGATTGCTCATCCAATACAGTACCGTCATAGTTGATAAACTTAACAGTGAAGTAAACTGGGTGGGCTGCATCAATCTCAAGGTCAGGGAATATAGTAGCATACTTCTCTTTCATTTCATTCAACAAGGCTGTTGAAGATGCTCGTGAGTAGTATCTACCTGTTACAATAGGTGTGGCAATTGGGTCACCATTTTCATCAAGACCTTGTAATGTAGCAAGTTTTTCAAGAACATCAAAGTTATCATGCTCCATATCAACATTGAGTAATCTCACAAATGTCAAGTTAGGTGAGTTAGCAACAATGTTAGCCACGTTAATGATGCCAGTATTTTCTATTCTCAAAGTGGTCAAAGCATCCCAAGGACTTCCTGCCATACTAAAGCTAGATAGAGATTTCTGGTTTTGTACGGTCAAGTTAGTGATAGTATCAGGCAGTTGAAGTGTCTTCAAGTTACCACCAGCAGGTAGAGCAACAGATGTTACCTTAGTATTAGTAGCATAAACTGTTTCAATGTTCTCACAGTTAACCATATTCATAGTTCCTGTAAGCTCAGTGCAGTTTCTCACGTCAACCTTAGTCAACAATTTATTATTACCGAAAGATAGTGTTTTCAAGTATGGGTTGTTGTATCCAGCTGTAGAGTTACCAATGATTAGCTCATTGAGACGCTCTGCTTTAGAAATATCAACCGTACTTGGATACTTTCCTGATAAATCTCCGATGCTACTGATATTGGAAGCACCATAGATGATTGTTTCTGTATCGTTGAATATGGTATTAGCAGGTGCTACAATTTTAACAGGCAATCCCTTTGCAGCTCTAGCACCATTTGTGATAGAACCAAATGTGATGTTTACATACTCACTAGCATAGGTGGTAACAGTAAAATCATAATTAGGTTTTACTACCAAGTCAGACAAAACATTTCCATCATCGTCTTTTGGGGTGTACATACGTATGGTCATGAAGTCTGTCTTATAATCAGATGTGAAGTATTTACTGTTCAAATAATTGAATCGGTTTGATGCCCACCATCTGAAGTAATCCATACGTGTACCCTGAGCAATGTACAAGTACGTTCCGTTACCATCTTCAACCAGAGGGTCAACATACCTGAATTCTGCCTCTTCATTGAAGATAGCCTCAGAAATGTTCATAATGTGCTCTCTATGACGTCTTTCAATCTCATCATAAGTAAAGCCAGCATCAACTAAAGTCTCATACATATCGTTGATTTCTGAGGAGAATGCTGCTAAAACATTTGTCCAAAGAGTAGAAGAAGCACCGTTGAATACGTTGTTGTCTTTGAACTCAATATCATAGTTGAACTTGGGTTCACCCTCGTTATTCAGACCAAAACAAGTATCCATATCATAGAACACTGGATACCAAATCATACCATCCCAAGTACTCATAAACATGTTCTTAGCCATTGAGTCAGCCATTCCAAGGGAAGTAGCTATGACGTAATAAGCAAGTGTATGAGGTACGGACAAATACTGGTCAATTTCAGCCTTAAACTTATCAGGGTTATTTTCTGTAGAAACAACCCATTCAACCAACCTGCTTAAAGCAGTATAATCAGGGTTGTCCTCATATGCTTCTGGATATCTTGCTTCAAAGTCTGATGCTACGTCAATGAGATAATCAGTTGGGAATTTGTTGTAATCCTCAACAGTAATGTACTCATCTGGCTCAGTAGGTTCAGTCTGAAGTTTGTAGTACTGAGTTTCATCAGCCAGTTCCTGAGTAGCAGAATCGTACAAGCTAACAAGAACATAACTGCCATCTGATAATTTATAATAAGGAGACCAGAATTCCTTAAACAAGCATCTTCCTGAGGTATTGTTACAGAATTCCCAGCTCTCACAGTTTGGATAATCCTCATTGTATCCAAACGCATCATTTGAGCCTTTATCAATGTTGAAGTTAAACGCACCTAGACATGTTCTCTCATCATTTTCGGTCTCTCTATGGAAAATCGCACAGATGTAACCGTCAATTGACATTCTGACATTCTCGTTGTCTTCCTGAGGTGGTAGAATTCCGACTGCCTTATACATGTCATTGGTCAACTCTGCTTCAACAGTATTATGACGGTGAGAAGAATCCATGTAGTCAGCTTTGAAAGTAAATTCTTTAACAGGAATTGAGTTGTCTCTGAGCTTGTATACCTGAGGGAATTTCAGCTTGTAGTTCTTTCTAGGATAGAACTGAGATGAAGTACCCTGAACGTCAATGCTAACCTCATCAAATTCAAAGTCTCTTGTGCTATCAGAATTATGCCTGTATACGCAACTGATTTTTTGCTTGTCTCCCTTATAAGTAGGAAGTGGACCAGTGATAGTCAGACAAGGCATTCTCTTAGCAACTTCATTATATACGATGTTGTTATAAGCATCGTAGATGTTGTTTCTGGTGTAATATTCCATCTTGTCTGTGATATTGGTCATATCAGCAATGTAGTTTCTTAGGATTTGGTCAGTTGTCAAAGCATGGTTGTATCTACGAATATTGTAAATATCAATACCTGCCTCGTTTGAACCAATCGTGATATACGCTGGAGTACCTTGAACAAAGATGTCATCAGCGTCATACTGAGCTAGACCACTCATTACACCGTTGATATACAACTTAATGAGCTTGTTTTGCTTTTGAGACTCAATAACAAATGCAACTCTGATTTTCTCTTCTTCCTTGAACTGAGTTTCAACTGCTGACTCACCACTGAGTTTCTGTGAGGATAGAATAGCTTTCTGTGATGTAATTTGTAGACCAATGTTGTTACTCATACAAGATACAAGAACAGCATCATAGTTAGCAACGTTTCTTGTCTCGAATTCAAACTCAATTGTAGAACCATTTATTTTAGGATTCAAGTCAACTGAGAATAACGGATATGGAATAACTACTCTAGCGTCACCAGTGACACGTAAAACAGTCTCACGGTTTTCTGTAGTTACCCAACCATTTGTATTAAAGTTGAAGTCAGTTAACGAACAAACGGTAGCACCACTAATCCAGTCTTCTTTAGAGTTTTCTGAATTACTTCTACCACTAGAAGTCAGGTACAATGTAAGACCATCTGTTTCTGCTTCTACTTCAATACCAGATTCAATTACCTCAATTTCAAATTTCTTTGTAACAGAACCAGTCTTGATAGTGAATTCATGAGTTCCAAGAGTATTCTCACTGATATTCCAATATTGTACTGCTTTACCTACTGTCAAGCTGCTGACAGTAGTAGTACCTTTTAACAAAGTTACCTGAGAAGTGTCTGCACCAGGAGTATATACAATATAGTCAATTGAAATGATAGCACCCTGAACTACCTTTGTTTCCTTGAAGTGAGAAGCAATGATTGGAGTATCGTTGCCTGCTTCATAGGTCACAAGAGTGTAGGACAAAACATTACTCTTCAGTTCAGTTTCACCAACTGTAGCTGTGGCATAGACTTCCAAGAAGTGCTCACCGTGAGTTAGTGCTTCGATTGACCTAGACTGTTGTCTACCTGAGGCATTAATGACGTCAGCATAGGTTTCAACACCGTCAATCACAAAGTGAATTGTCTTTTCAATAGCACCAGTAGGAATATAAGCAAAGGTGATATTGCCAGTGTAAGCTACTGTATCATCAAAGTTTGATGTCATGGACAATGAAATAACTTCGATAACAAATGACAAAACAACTGTAGCATTCAACTTATTGGTAAACATGAATTCTACCAAGTGAGTGCCAGGAGTGGTTAACAGTTTTCCAATGCTTACATCAACTTCGCCATTTGTAATATTTGAGGTCATTTTCAACATGTCATCCACGTAGACCTTCAAAGTACCTGTGGTACCAATGGTAGTGTTATACACACATGGGATAATGATTTCATCACCCAAAGCAGCAGCAAAGTTACTTGAATGTAGAGTCTCAGCTGAAATAGTATCAGAAACGTCTCCACCTGTGCCACCTGAGCCTGAACCCCCTCCACCTCCTGAGAATGACATGAAGTTATATGCCCATAAACCATTGTCAAGTTTATAATAGGTATACAAATCAGTGTCGAATTCCATTGTAGATGCGACTATTTTGTAAATCTTAGCATAGTCATCACCTAATTCTGTGGTTCCGAGAGTCATGCATATATCGCCAACTGCTAATTGCTGATTAGCAATCATATTCAGAGAGGTATCAAAGTAAATCAATTCTCTGTCGCCAATTAGCTCATATAAATCACCCTCGTTGATGGCATCAATCACAGCGTTTACTTTATCAACATATGATTGAAAGTCATCAGTATTTTGAATCTTAGGCAATTTTACCGACATTTGTTTTCCTCCTTTTTAATTATTTAGTAGTATCTGGAGTCAGCTGACCAGAACTATCAAATTTATAACCATCAGGCATAACACTCAGAGGACACATACAGTTGGGGTGAAGGATTCCCAAAGTAGGTTTCCAGTCTGCTTGTTTTTTGCCGTAGTTACTACCATTTGCTTGTAGCTCTGTTATCTTGAATAACTTAGGTGTGATTCCGTCTGCTTCAAGATATAATTGTTTACACTTATTACAAGCATTGGGGGCAGGTCTTTTGAACACCATGGTGTCCTTACCTTTTTTAGAAATTGGGCTTTCATTGTCCATGATAGCATTTGCTTCGCCTTGAACTTTGGCATCCCACATTTCTGAATGAGCAACCCTGTGCCAGTCTCTTTCCCAATCCTGAGTTAGGTCTCTTAGTTGCTGAACAACTTTGTATCTGTCAGTGTTTTTCTTAACTGCTTCAGGGACAACTTGTCCAATTGCTTGGTACATATCAAGTTGGTTTTGAAGAGCTGATGTGATGACTGCTGATGTCATTCTTTGAGTTAAATTGTCAATACTCAATTGGGTTTTGGCTTTTAGATACTCCATAGACTTTTGCTGTCTAGAAGAGACTTTGAGCTTTTTGAGCATATCATTGACTTCCTGAGGTGACATCTTTGACAGATTCTTATTCATTACAGTTGTTAATTTCCCATACTTGTAAGAGTCAGTTATTAAATTTGAAACAGACTTTGGAACACCAATTTTCTTTAGAGTTTCTGGGGATACTTTCGTATCCCCTATTGTTAACTCCATGATAACATTCATGTGTTCCTCAATTACCTTTTTTATTTGACGTATTTGTGATGGTGTTAGTGCCATGATTTAGACCTCCTGATTGGATTTATACAGATTTAGTGATATTTAAGTCCTTGTCGCTATTGTTCCTGTATCATCTATAGATGTGTTTGCTTCTATGGTTGCAAAGTTGTATCAATGCAATACTGCCCAATCGCCACATACTCTACCTTATGGTATATCCATCAGCGTAAGGTTTCCATCCGCACCCACAACAAGGATTTTGCCCACATTGTCTGTGCCTTGATTTTTAGATATGCATTCTGTTGATAACTCAGCTATGATTTCTGCCCTATCTTCTTCTGTCCAATAGTCAGTGCCTTTAACAGGAGTGTATCCATCAAGTTCTCCAGAATTCTTAGCATCATATATAGCGTCAACAAGTTGTTTCAAAGCAACACCTTGAGCAGCTGATAATGGTTTATTGGTAGCATTGGTTTCCAAGTTGTTAATAATGTCAGATACATTCACTTTATCTGTAGTGATGCTTTCAATAAGGCTCTTATTTGCTTTAATATAAGCAACTACTTCACTCATTTGGTCAAGAGTAACATCATCGCTATCTGCTAAGGCATTGAGTCTTGTTGTTAGTCCTTGAATCAATAGTCTGATATCATTATGAGCAGTTTCACTAGTATTATGGGTTGTAACAGCATTACTCAATTCAGTCTTACTTGCCTTGCTGTCAACTTCTTCCAGTTTGTCAAGGTACTCAAACTTGGATGTGTCAATTTCTTCCAAGAATTCTACCTTTCCACCTAATTCGTTGCTATTGTCAATCAAACTGTTGATTTTAGCAATCAAGTCCTTAAAGAAAATAGATTCAGTAATTTTCTCAATGATATTCACATTATCATCCTCCTTATTTCTTTAATATCTTATCGTCAATAAGTTTTGAAACTCTTAGCATTTCCTGCTTCCTGTCAAACCAGTTAATTAGTTTCACATCACCTTTATAAGGCAGAGTGTCTTCCCACTCGCATTCGATTGCTTCACCCTGACCAGTTCCTCTGAACATAGGACAAGTTAAACAGTCGTCCATTGTAGGAACGCACAATTTGTGCTTTTTCCTACAATAGATTTCCTTACCAGATTCTGTGAAGTCTTTCACAAAGTTTACATGAAGTATAGGTTTCAATTCAGTTTTATTATCCATGTTTTGCCTCCTTATCTAACTCTACCACCGCAGTCAACAATGTACTTTGGTGCTACTTGGTTGTTTCTTCTTACAATACACTCATACTCTTTCAGAGTACCTCCACCCATTTGAGCACCTGCTCCTACGGAAACAGAGTCATATGTTCCATCATTATGTCTTGCTGCGTCTGAAGTAGAAATATCAGAATGATAATGCTTACCTAAAACAGCGTCACATACTAACAAACATCCATCTGCTCTATAACCTTGAGTAGTACCTGACTGGTTGGCAATATTGTAGCTTGAATAGGAATACTTATTATTTCCTAAATATGGCAGAGTTTTACCAACGAGTTTAGCCATATAGATACCCTGACCAAGCATTGAGCCTGAGGTCTGTAATCCAGACGTTTCTTTACCTGAAATTCTGAACTTTCCATCAACTCCAACAATACCACAACCACCACCATAAGACGTACCATGATACATCTGAATAGGTGTTTCATTGAGTCTTGCTGCTTCTTTTTGGAAGTTGTCTTGAGCTTCAGAGTTATTGATGATATATACGTTTCCATGTAGTGCTAGAGTTCTGTTGTCATAAGCTCTGTCTGCTTTCGGAACACGTTTACCAGTCTTTGGGTCAACATAGTCAAAGTCCATTTTGACCTTATGAGTGATATCAGCATATTCCTGTGGGTTAGCTGTACGAATAGAACAGTGAGCTTTGTCAAACAATTGCTTTCTTAGTTCATACAACTTAGTACCAGATACAGTTGGTTGATTTGCAACAGCCTGAGGTGGCTGATATGGAGTAAATCCTGTCTGCTTATACAACCATTTCTTCATATCTTTCTTGTCCTTAACTCTGGTGTTATAGATTTGAGGACAGTACTGGATTGAAGATTCAATGTATCTCATAAAGATATCATCAATAGGAGTTCCCTTGATACCTTGCCAACCCTGATATTCAGGAGACAATGACTTGATTCTTGATAAAGTTTCTGATGCTGAATAGTAATAAGAGGAAGAATCCATTGTTGGGTCACCATTATTATTCACGTAGTCTCTCAGTATTGTCAACTCAGACTTTGTGAACAAAGGAATATCAGTGAGCTGTTTCTTCAAAATGTTTCTCTTTTCAGCAGCAGTTATGTGTTGTGGGTTATTTCCTTTGGTTCTTTGAGTACCAAAATCGTATCCGTGATACGTAAAGTTACCTGAGTAGTCATCACCATGTTTGTTTGCAGCTGAATCCATTGATTGCCACATTCTATCAGCAATTGAGTAGTTTATTCTACTAGAGTTTATGATGAATGATAGGTTTGTGAGAACAGCATCAAGTTCTTCATTATCACCATCTTTAATAGCTCTAAATGATTCCATGTCATTATAAGACCATGTATGTGGTTCAGTATCAACAGTAGTCTGTGAATTGGAATCCTGTAGTTGTACTCCATATAATTTGCGTTGTAGCTTTGAGAATCTATCATACATATCTGGAGTGATGGACTTCAAAGCAACCATTAAATCAGTTGGCTTGTCTAGGTCAGTTTTTTCCTCTACTGCTCTACGTACTTCATGAGCTCTAATTCCAGAACCCCAACCAAATACAGATTCTCCAACATTCCATAACACTTCTCCAGTATCAGGTCTATATAGTTTTGTTAGGTCAATTGTTACCTCATTACCATTGTCATCTAAAATAGGCTCTGCGTTGCTGTTGTAATAACCACTAACAGTTGAGTCCTTTTTACGATACAATGGCCATGCTTCTGCTTTGTCATAGCTTGAATAGTCATTTCTTTGTACAGTCATGATGATGTCTTCATCAGATAATCCGTGCTTCCTTAACTCTTCAATCAGAAGTTTCTTTTTATAATAGGTAACAGTTTCTTTTTCTAAGTCTTCACCAAATGAACCATAATGGAAATCACAGAGTTTGTTAAATAACTTAGGATTGTAGCTGGCAATTTGCATCATAGAATCATAGGTTTCCAGCATTTCATCAATCTGAGACTTCAAAGACGGGTCAAATTCTCCAACTCTTTTTAGAGCCATAACAAATCCATCTTTTTCAGAATCATACTTTTTCTTGGATTCTTCTATGTTCCAGTCAGCCTGTAATGATGTTTGCATTTGACTATATTGAGCGTTAGCGTCATCATATTCAGCATAACCACCAAAGTCTCTTTGTAATTCATAAATCATATTACTCATTACAGTATTCTTACCGTAGTTTCTCTTGGTAGTTTTACTAATCTGTACACCATTTCTTGGGTCAACAAAGTCATAAAGCATCTCAGTATCAGTGATAGCACTAACTGCTTCTGTCACGATTTTCTCGTGAACACCTCTATATAACTTTGTTGTCATCTTGGTGAACTGTCTACGCAATTCTCTCTGGCTTGTATAACCTCTGCGATATCCACCAGTACCAGAAATAGCAGGTCTAATATGAGTATTGTACTCAGTCAGAAGTCTGTCTACTATGAATGACTTAGCAGTAGCATCTTCTGGAACCATGCCTGCGGATGTGTAACTCTCCAATTCTTTTTCATCAGAAATTGAATTGATGATTTTAATCATATTTTTCTGGCGTTCCGTATGAGTAGGTTGAATCTCCAGTTCCTCTTTAGGTTTTGGAGGGTCAACAGGTTTATCAGGATGCTTAACCTGAGCAGACTGAATACCAGTAGCCTGACTTCCCAAAGCAATAGACAAATCATCCATTGAATGAGTTTCACACCAAGCAGACAATGCCATACTAGCTCTCATCAAGTTGATAGCTGGATTAGGATGAGAGTTCCAACTGGTAATCTTTGATGCTAGAGTTACAAATTCATCCTTGTCGGTTTGCTTCTTAATAGAAGCAACCTTTTTCTTTGCGTCAAGATTGTCATACCCATCGGCAGCAAGTTTCCAGTAATCAAGTTGTTTTACATTATGAGTACCAGCAGCATTAGTATTTCCAGCAGGTGCTCCTACCTTACCATTTTGTATACCAGCAGCTTGTTTTGCTGCCATACTAGCTCTCATCCAGTTCACTCCAGCGTGAGAGTGTTCCTGCCAAGTTACACCGCAATCTTTTAGGTACTGGATTGCCTTGCTATGGTCTGCTTTAAGTTTCTCAAACTCACTAAAGTCAAATGCCTTAGTATTAGAGGTAGGAGTATTCTGGTTGGGATTCACGTATACAGTTTGTGTAAATGTCTTTCCACCTCTGGTTACTTGAACTTGTTTAGCAACAAGTTTACTTCTGTCAATAACAGCTTTGGAAAGGTCAAATATTAGTTTTGGGTTTGACATAGTTCTATTCAACCTCCTGATTATTTTGTTTCATACCAACTTGTTTTAATAGGTCTAGAAGTATCTTTTTTGTTGCTTATTTCATAGACTTCACATTTGAAGTGAGAATCAGACAACTTGGTAAATCTATACTCTCTGTTTTTACTGTAAGCAACACACTTTGTATCAGATTCTTTTAATACCGATTTGTAATTTGGCACTATGTTTTTAATCATTTCTTTATCTGAATCGTCTATAGGTGTTTTTGATAGCTCTCCTTTTCTAACTTTAGAATGTATATCAAATTCATCTCTAGTAGATATATTCGCTGGTTTTAATTGTTTAACACCAGAGGTTGAGTCGGAATTCCTGTCTGATTTAGAATCAGACTTGGAAGCAGCGTCAATATACCTTTGAGCATGATACTTGATATCGCTCCAATCTGTTTTATCGGTTCTAAATACGTTATCTCCATCCTTTTCAACGTCTATATGATAAAAACTTGGATGTTGTTTTGAATTAGCACCCGCATTACGGAATTTATACACAGTTATTTTATAGTCACCAGCAACTAAATTGGTAGAAGTGTTATTGCTGGCAGGTCTCTTCAAGTCAGAAATAGACACCTTTTTATCACTTGGCTTGTCATCTGTTTTAGTATCATCTTTCTTGTCGTCTGAAGCAGAAGCACTTATGGTCTTTCCAGACTCATGATGCTTCTGGATAGCAAGTGAAGCACGCATCCAGTTTATACCATCATTATCAGATTCTTTCCAAGTTACTCCAGATGCCTTAGCCATCTGCATTACCTTTGCTCTGTCGTTGTTATTTGCTGACAATAAATCCTTAACTGCTTTCTTTGCTTCTTCTGTTGATTTTCCTGAGGATTTCGTATCAGATGACGATTTACTTGCAAAATCTTTTTTCGTTGCTCCTTGCGCAGGATTTTCAGCTCTGGAAGCAGCCATACATGCTCTCATCCAGTTGATTCCCTCGTTATCGGTTTCTTTCCATGAAATTCCGTTGTCTTTGAGGTACTGAATCGCTTTTGTGCGGTCTGACTTCATTCCTGTGAACTCAGACATAGAGAACTTACCTGAATCTGTGTCTGATTTTGTAGATGAACTACCATTTCCTACTTTTTTAGTAGATATGCTCATTTCCTTGGTGAATGTCTTGCCTGAAGAAGTTTTTCCTGTAACTTTCGCAGTAACACGGATTCTATCTACTGTTCCTGGTCCATTTGGTCCATTACCTTTATATTCTTCAACTTTTGTGACTTGAACAAAATCCACTTCGTGTTCTTCTGTCACATCATCCCCAGTATTAGCAGCATCATCAAATGCTTCTAGTAGTTTAGAATTACTAGTCCACTTGGTCTGTTTTTTGATTTGGTCCATCATAGCAGTTAATTTGTCGGATTCCTCAACTAAGTCTTTTTTATCAGTTTTATCCTTTTTAGTATCATCCTCTTTTTTCACTTCTTTGATGGAACTTCCAAGAATTTCATAATCACCATTGTGATACTTAGTTACTTCAGCCTCATATTCCTTATCATCCTTATATAAGATGAGTTTTTCCTTAGGCTGCGGAGGTTGGGAACTGAATATACTGTCCACTTTGTAACCCATTTTACCAAGTTCAGTCTTAGTATCAGACCATGTTTTGCCAACAGCTTTATCTGGAACAGAGTCTTTGGTGTCACTTTGGGGTGCTTCCACTTTTCCATATTTCTTGGTCAAGAATGGGACAACCCTGTCTGCTTCAGACTGAGATATCTCTGTTTTTACTCCACCCTTAAATGTTCTTGTGATTTTACCATCTTTGTAAGAAATAGACTCTCCATTTTTGAAATATAAAGTCTTGTCATCTTTGCCAGATGATTTTTGTTTATCATCAGGTTTTATTGAAGACTGTATTTTAACTTCAGAATTCTTTAATAATTCATCCAATGTGGTAGTATTAGTACCAAAATCATTCTTTGGACCATTATCATCAACACAAACAAACACGTCAACACTTCTTCCTAGACCTGAGTAATATTTGTTTTGTTTTTCATATGTCCTTGGTTTTTTGTCCTTTGATATACCATAGTAACCACCAGATACTGTGATTTTAGTACCGATGGGAGCATCTTGTAATGTTTTGGCTGTTATCTTATCTTTAGATTGTCCTACTACCTTGTCAGTGTCTTTAACATCAGATGGTTTCACCCACTGCATTCTTTGATACTGACCATGTTTTCCTTGAACAGTTCTTTGAACCTGAACAAGTTTTGTTTTATCCAATGATTTACTTAGGTCAAACACTAGTTTCATCAGTTTTTCCACCTTTCTTCTTATTTAGGTAATCTTTAACGTACTCAGTATCATCCTCAGGAAGCAATTCACAATCTTCAAGCTCATATTTATCAGGCTGATTGATGCTTTCCTGAACAGACTTTTTGAAATTGTCTTTGTATTTGTCGTACTTACTCATTTTGTACCTCCATTACTAGATTTACCTTTATCAACAAATCTATCCCAGAGTCCTTGGTCATGAACTCCTGACTTGTCTTTGATTAGAACAGGGAAGTCTCCAGAGTTATCATAAAGCTCATAATCATCAGCCAACTCTGCTATTTCAGAAAATGCTGATGAAAAACCTCTGTGAGAACCTTCAATGATACTTCTAGGTACATTTCTACCCTCTTTACGTGCTCTCATCTCAGAACGTTTGATAGCCTCATCTAGTGGGACATCTGCTCCTACAACTCTGACTTCATACCCAGCATCTTTTAGATTCTGAATAATTCTTTTGTACTTGTAAGGATTTTTCATTGTCCCATCATAAATAAAGTTACGTTGATGATAAACCAAAGCATCAATTGCTTCATCAACTATATCAGCACTTTCTTGGTGAGTACGGAATGCTGCTGAATTAACATCTTGTTTTTGGAATTCTTGATATTCAGGCAATTCAGACTTAATGTCATCACTGTCAACTGTCCCCATCTTGATTCCATTTTCATCTAAGTCAGGTTGCACCATCAGTCTGCGTATGGTTGACTTGCCAGAAGCAGAACCACCACCAAATAGAATACATAATGGTTTTTCACCTTGCTTAGGTTTACCAGATGACTCAACTATTTTTGATACTATTGAATCATGAAGTTTCTGACGTTCTTCAGAATATTCCCCATTTCTACAATAGAAATCCTTGGTAGCTGTTGCTCCATCTGATACAAAGTAATTTGATTTAATGAACTTCTGTAAAGTTGTCTTTGAACCTGTTTTGTTATAGTGCTCCATTACCTCTTTCAAGGAATAAGAACGTGTTGTACTTTTTGAGCAATCAGACACTGGAAAGAACTTAGGTTCAATTGTTTTTCCATTGTTGTCTCTTACTCTTTTGAACTGACTTAGTACAACTGGAGCAGCCTCAGCAGGTTTCACCCATTGCATCCTAGTGTACGTTCCATGCTTTCCTCTAACCTCTTTTTGAATTTGCACTAAACCCTCTTTATGTAGGGATTTAATCAAATCTGAGTTATCTGGGTCAACGGACATGGCAGTGCTTACATCAGTTCCATAATCTACGAATTTGTTAAGCACTTCAGACATCAAACTTCTTGCCTCCTTTATTTTTATAGTCACAAAAGCAGTATCGGCTACAGACTTCTAATTAAGAATATCTGTAGCCGATATGGACGATATATTATGAAATTATTTCTGCTATTTCCTCTATCATGTGTTGAAAAACCTTTTTTACAGTCTTATCTGCGTGTGATTTTCTGGCTTTCAAATAAGCATCAGAAAACACTTTCTTTTCCCTTTGAAGAGTTATAGCAGTGTAGGCTTTTTCAAGTTTTTCTTCTATATCTACAGGTGAATCATTCTTGTCAGAGGATTCAATTATGATGGTCTTGTTCATTTTGTATCACTCTCTAATCTGTGTTCCATTTTGTAATGTAGCTCTTTATTCCAATAACGAATGTATTCATCAACCTTAGATGATACATCGCTTTCCACGGAATCTCTCAGAGCCACTAAATAGTTAACATATGTGCTCAGCACCTTACAAATAGCTCTGGTCGCAGAATCATAGTCATAAGACAATTCTGATTGAATTGGCCATTCAACAACCTTTCCTGCTAAAGTCAGGTTGGGTACGTGATATCCCTTTTCAATAGCCAATTCTGTCAGGTCATCTACTTCTCTGCTCAGCCTGTAATAATACTCTTCAGTCACCATATGAATCTTATCAAATCCGTGACCTTTTACATTAAAATGAATGTGATGAATATCATTTGCAGCTACAGCTGCAGCACAAGCTGTTTTAGAATAATTACCTGATTCAGAACTTTGTTCTAGCCTGTTGACCAAAGCGGTATCTGAGCCACTGTTAATAAATTGAGACAATGGCATTGATATCCCTCCTTTAATCTAAAGCATAAATGATTTGTAATCCACCTTCAGCATACTGATATGCTAAGTTTTTACCCTTTACAGTACCAACTTTGAACCCACCAATTTCCTTAGGATTCTTCATGTTCTCAGACACATAACTGAATAACTTGTCAAAGTTGTCTGTATCTTGAACAGTATCGCTGGTGTAAATGTGAACATCCTCAGGGTCAGCACCCATTTCCTTAGCAATACTCTTCTGTTGCTCAATCTCGTCTTCATCCAGATAGTCATCAGTAGCGTAATCAGCAACGGTCATTTCAGAGTCTTCATCAGGGTTAAGTTTCTTGATATCAGATGCTTCAACATCCTCTTCATCAGTTTTCTTATCCTTGTCAGGCTCATCGTTTTTCTTTCCAACAACCTTATCCGAATCCTTGACGTCTGAAGACTTCACCCACTGCATACGAGTGTACTGACCGTGCTTGCCATTTACAGTTCTTTGAACCTGAACAAGACCTGCCTTGTCCATAGCTTTGACCAGTTCCTCAGGTGGTTCTTTGCCAGAATCAATACAGTCCTTATACATAGACTTCATTAACTCTTCATCGGCACTACCATGAATAAAAGTGTTAAGTTTCATGTTTTAACCTCCAAATTAAAATACGACTTTGTTTAGGTCATCAACCTTTTCATTACCGAATGTATCCCAGTTTTTGTATTCATCAGAGTTGGCCAAATCTTTGGTTGACCATGCGACATCTGAAGGTCTGGATGGAGAAAATACAGATTGCTTACCACTTTCGTTATCTTTCACTACGAACTGGGCAGCAGAGCCATATTTCTTATTCCATCTCAGAAATGTGTAGCCTTTTGCCATATAGAAATCCTCCTTAAAATAATATTACCTGCTATATTCTCAAGGGTTATCCCTCATAACAGGTAATATCTAAGGATGATTATGATTGTTTTTTGAGTACCATAATGATTCTCATTCTATTGATATTTTCGTTGTCACACTTTTTATAGGTGAGTCCTCTGGATTCCAATTCTTGAATCAACTCATCGGTTGTCTTGCTCTTGTAATCAACAACAGTATCAGTCTTGGTGACATCCTCAGGCACTTGAACCATCTTGCGTACCTTAGATGTGCGAGTCTTACCACCAGCTTTTTCTACCAGACTTCTGAAGTCAATTACATCACCCTTACCACCGTCTACAGCTGTATTGATAGTGTCGGATTTATAAGTCAGCATGTCAACAAATTCTTCCTCAGCATCAGCACCCTTTGCGGTAATGTAATAGATGTTGGAGAATTCTTCAGTCTGTCCACCTCTACAAATACGGTCTTCAACCTGCTGAATATTTCCTGGAACCCAATCATAATCATTAAGAATGAGGTTGTTAGAAGCAGTCAAAGTAATACCAACACCACCAGCGATGATGTTAAGAACAATCACCTGAGCCTTACCATTCTGGAATTCATCTTTTGCTGCTTCCTTGGCAGTATCGCTCATACCACCAACTATTTTAACAACATTACCCTTAAATGCTTTCTCCAGCACTTTAACCACATCAGTGAAGCAGGTAACAATGACAACCTTTTTACCATCTTCAACCAACTCTTTAGCAAAGTCAATTGTCTCACCAACTTTTTGAGTAGCCAAGATTTTTCTTGCTCTCATGAGTCTAGCAAGCTGTTCTGCTTCAGAGCTTTCACGGTTACGCAGGTATTCAGAAATTTCGTAGTGATATTCTGTCAGGTCTACTTCTACAGGGATGCTTCTTCTTACCTTTTTGAGGTGCGGTAACACTTCTTTTTTGAGGTGACGAACCATATAAGGGGAAATGAGCTCATGAAGTTCTTCATCATTGCTATTTCCTTCAAAATCCCAACCCCAACTGCCTCTGGTACCATCACAGTATTTAATGCCGTAGTCTCTGAATGCCCACTTGCCACGAGTCAAAGGATGGCGAATCATCTTGAGGATATTGAACAAGTTTTTGTTACGGTTAGTCTTGGGAGTACCAGTAGTAGGAATAACCCAACCAGCTGTTGCTGCCACTCTCAGTACTGCCCAAGCTCTCTGGCTATCAGGCTCACCTGAGTTTCTGATAGCCTGACAGAAATGAGCCTCATCAATAACTACTACTTGGAACTGAGCTTTTTCAAGATTCTCGAGGTGCTTGGAAACAGCAGGGTATCCAATGATTGTCCACATGCTGGTCTTGAACTCGCTGTTGTCATACAGAATAGTAACGTCAGCATCAGGGTCAACCATTCTGATTTCCTTTTCCCAGTTCAATCTCAAAGTCGGAGGGCAGATAATGAGCTTGGGGAGGGGGATGCTAAATGCTGCCCAGTTGTCTTCAAAGGTTTTACCGCAGCCCATTTCATTACCGTTAATTGCCCATCTCTTCTCCATCAGGGTTTTAACATCTTCTACCTGAAAATCATAAGGTTTGAAAGGCAAATCACTAAGTTTTACAGGACTGTAGTCAACTTTCCAACCATCTACCAGATTTTTCCAAGGCTCAAGGTCAGTGAGGTCAACGGATACA